GACCAGTTTCCTGCATCCATTTTCTCTTTATATCTGGCACGAGCGATATTGATTACATAGATATCATCTGAATCATGAGTTCCTTGAGAAGATGATGATACGAATGTGAATTGTGCATCATCTTGGTCTAAAAGAATTTGTTTGTATTGAGCGTAAGTTGCTTTGGTTGCCAATGTGGAGTTATCATCATTCTCTAATGAGATAGAACCACTACCACCAATATGTCCGTATGCAATTGCGAATTGAATAGCAGCTCCATCATTTGATGGGTCTTGATTATATACATTGTAGTAGTAATCCCCACTTGTTGCAGCAACTTGTGTAGATGAAGTAAAGAAAGTAGCTAAACTCCCAGTATCTCCACTCCACATTCCAGTTGTTACTACTTCAACCTTACCTGTTACTTGGTCAAATTCACCAAATCTTTTGTAAATACCCGTAGAGATAGAACCACCTTGTGCAGCAATCTTATCACCACCAGTCAAATACTGATTTATAATTTGAGATAATTGTTCAGAAGTAAGGTTACCCTGATTAGCCGATAAATAGTTAGCTAATTCGGTAGAAAGATTTACTCCTGCTTGTCCTGTTATTTGTGCCATGTTCTTTTATTCTCCGTTATTATGTTGGTTGTACATAGTTTACCGTTACTGGAATAGTTTGTGAACCACCAGTTTCGTTACCATATACAGTAATCGTTGTCTTAATTGTTTGAGTAACATTTGGATTAGGAATAAATGTAAATGTTAACCCAGTTTCAACTGCAGCAGTTGTAGTAATTTCATCACCTAAGAAAACAGGAACAGTACCACTACCAGCGGAAGCACCAGCACCTACAATAGAACCAGCATTCTTATTTGAAAGAACGATAGTATATCCACTTTGTGAGTTACCACTCGGTGAAGTTGTTGGTGTAAGAGATACTTGACCAGAAGTTTGGTTTACAGTTACAGAAGGAATACCAAATTCTACCTTTGGAATTTTCTTTGTACCTTTTGGTAAAGTTACCAATTTGTATTTCAATACTTGAGTTTCATCTGGTGAAGCCTCAGTAATTGGAATTGCTCTAATCGCAGAATCATAATAGGCACTACCCTTTGGATGTGCTGGTTCATATAAGGTATAATCTACCTCATCATCACCTAATGCGAATTTTGTAATGTTTAACCCTTGACCAGCTGCAAGTTTCTCTCTACCCTTTTTGGTAAGGATTGCATCTACTGTAATCGTTGAATTATCTAAATATGCCATAATTTATTCCTCTATGTTTTCAATATATAAATATAACTAATTTATTTTTTAATTATTTTTTGTTTGTTAATCAACTTCTAAGATTGGTTCTCCACTTCCTCTACCACTATCAGATACTCTTAATGTATTCGGGTTAGTAGTAAATATTTCCCAAGCAGGTCCACCATCTAAGGTTGTTTGTTGTGTTTGTTTAGAACCATTAAAGTATGAATTTTCTAAACCAGTTGTTAAATCTTCTACGTTTCTATAATGAGTTGAGAAATGACCATTCAATGGAGTTGCCTCTACGATATTACCACCCTCTTCAATATCTGCACCATCCCATGGTAGGATAGTAACAAAATCCTTATAACGAGTTACGTTTCTTACTTCATATGTTACAAGTCCACTACCAGTTGGGTATCCACTAACTTGTACTCGTTCGGTATCTTCGTATGATTCTTTTACTTTAAATACCTTAACTCTATCTTTAACAATGTTTCCATTTAAATCCAAACGAGTTCTGATTGAGTGAGAACCACTCCCATATAATCCAAATCCAGCAACTGCTAAATCATCAGGTCCAAATCCACCAACTTGAGTAAAATCAGTTGAATCGTAAAATGAACTAAGAGATGCTGTAATTTTAGCATCGATATTAATTTCAAATCCACCCATCGTAGAACCACTATTTCGAGTTATAACTCCACTTTGGTTAGATGCATCTGTTGTTACATAAGTTCCTTCAAAATTATCAATTGATGCAGATACAATACTAAGTTCTTCCGTATCAATATATCCATCATAGAATGGTTGTTCGGTTGATAATTTAGTATCTTCACTTGCTGATATTAAAGATAAGAAAGTATTTTGTTCAGTTGTTAAGATAGTATCTTCTGAAGTATCAATAGTTGTTTCGTGATAATTTTCTTCACCACTCGGTCTATTCCATTTAGTTTTACTTCTTTCTAAAATATGTGGTTCAATTAATAAACCTTTAGCAACTTTAGCTCTTGCAGGTACTAATGATTCTAATTGGTCAAATAAAGTTCTATCAATATATCTTACTAATTGGATATACTCATTAAAGTTTAAATTATATCTTTGGAAATAATATTCTCTAAAGGTTGTTAAATCTGTATATGAATCATTATAATCATCAGATGGATTACCGATAAAATCATCAACATTGATTGGCCCTACTGAACGTAGAATATCCATATTGATTTCTTTTATTGGAGAAAAGAATAATCCTAACTTATCTGAATCAATTGGTGATTGATCAAATGATTTTTGAGTACTTCTATCTCTATATGATAACCCAATCCCACCGTCTCCAATTTCAGAACCATCTAAATTGTACTGATTCTCGAATCTAACTTTGTTACTATAATTAAATCCACTTTGAGGAACTTGTGCAGTTACAGTTCTTTCATATGGAGTATAGTTGTATGGGTATTCGGTAATTGAATCAAACCCACTTGCTATAGAAGATGTTGTATAAGTTTGTTTTATTGCAACGTTCTTAATATCAGAATAGGTTCCTCTATCCTTTGGATATTCAAAATCATTTCTAAATAATAAATCTTCAGAAGATGCAGATGAATGATTACCATTTATTGCATCGGGTAATAATGTATGATTTTCAATTACCAATTCATTCAATGCAGTATTCCATAATCTTATCTCATCAAGTGAACCCGTGAACGTTGTATCTCCAATAAAAATAGAGGTACCACTTTCCCATGAAGAACTCGGTGCAGATAAAGTTATGAATACTTCATTTCTGATTCTTTCTTGGAATCCTTCTTTTGCATAAAGTGTAAAATCACTATTACCTAAACTACCAGTTTCTCTATTAACAACGATTTGAGTATATTCATCGTTAAAGAATGGCATTGGTTCCGTTGAAGCAGATTCAGTACCAACTGTTAATTGGAATCTTGCAAGTGAGCCAGTATCTTGAATTACATCAACTGACCAATCGGAACCATATATGATTTGTTGGTCTTGTCTTATTTCAGAGTTAACTCGTACTTCTACTGAATTTGGGAAATCTCCTTCAAACGATTTCCATGGAATTTCAATTTTAGAAGAACCACTAATGTTTATCGAGGCAGTTCTATCATCATAAGTAAACTTAGTAGTTCCTCCTTTAGTAGTATCTCGCGGGCCACCAAATTCCATAACAGTTAACAATGAAGATGGTATCCCATAACAACTCATCAATGCATGTAATGCACGCTTGGTACCTTTGTGCTTTAAAAGATATGGTAAGTTATTTAATATTCTTCTCCAAATTTCATTTTGATTTGATTTACCAGATGATATAGATTTAGATGTTTCATCGATTCCTCGTTCATCCCTATCTGCATTCCAATTACCATATGCATATTGCCAAAGTGCTTGTGATTGAACACCCATATCAGCATCCCAACCAAGGGATTCTAACATCTGATAAACAAACTCATTACTAATACCATCTTGGTATTTATGTTCAAGTTTTTTACTCTTAGCAAGTGATTTGGTATATACCCAAGTAGTATCAAAGTGTTGACCCAACATATCAAAGAACAAAACAAACTCTTGTCCTTCATCATCATTTTGTACATGAAGTGGTAAGTTGTTTACTAATCTATGTTTATTATTATAATCATAATTACTAGCAGATGATATAATATTTTCATACCACCCAATAACTTCTGAACTTGTAGAATGTAATAAACTATCTGTTCCATTTTCCTTTGGATATGTTAAACCATTTATAGAAGAAGAAGTATATAAGAAATCTTCAAATGCATCAAACCCATTGATAGTATTGGATATTTGTCCATCTAATCTTTCTTTTTCTTTGAAAAGTGATATAGAACTTGTATATTGTGAACCTGATGTAACTAATGAAATTCTATCATTATAAAATTCAATAAGTTTTACTTTATAAATAAAATTTTCAACTCTTTCTTCTGCGGAAGAATATTTCACAAAATTTTCCCAATACCAAGAAGTATCACCGGTAGATTCTTTTATATAACCAGTATTATCTGAACCCATATATGTAAAAGATTCAGATACAAATTGTATATCTAACTTCTTTAAATCAAATCCACTACCACTTACAAATTGATTAACTAATCCAGTGGATGAGGTAGACCCACTTGCTATTAAATCATCATAAATCTGTAAACCAATATCATCCGAAAACTTTTCATTGAAGTTTGGTTGTAATGGAACACACTCTTCAACTGCTTCATCTATTACAGTTATACTTTCTAATAAAGGAATTGATTGAACCTTAGACATCCAAACTTGTTGGTTTGGTTGAACTGATTTTGAAAGAGGTTCGTATAATTTTAAAACTAAAGTTTTTACTTCTTTAGTTTTTTCTTCCCTACCAGTTAATGGGTCTACGACTTTATATTCAGAAAAAGTTTCGGTATCAACCCCCCATGTAGAAATAAGTTTATTATCACCCTCACCTAAATGTAATAAATGTGTAAGGTATTTGGAATCTTCTCGTTTAAGAATACTTGTATCAAATTGTTTAGAGATTACTTCTCTAATATCTCGAACTACATTACCTCTACGAAGTTTTAAATTACCTTTGTCAAATCTAATAGTAATTTCTTCTACTTTTCCTTGGAAGGTAGAATCACCCCTATCATTAAATGGAGAAAGTAATAATTTAAAATCTACAACATCAACATCTTCTGATAAGTTATCACCTGCCTTGGTAAGAACATCTTTAATGTTTAAGGTAAGCTGTCCTTGTGGGTCTCTTTTAGTATAGAGTTTGGTATCGTTAGAAACTTTACCAACCCATACGTCAACCCAATCAGTATTTACAGATGCCCATGAGATTTTAAAATCAATATCATATCCTTTAAAATCTTCACCAATAATATTTTCAGGATAAGTAATGTGAGTTATATCTGGACCTGCAATTGATTTGGCATTGGAAACGTTTACAATTACCTTTTTAACATCACCACTACCACCATTACCAACTGGTTGTAAATATAATTCAAATTGACCTACTTTAGAAAAATCCGAAGAGGTTAACGATAGTGTACCATTTGCTGGTAATTCTCTCGTAGTATTTCCCAATGTATAAACTACTCTATTTGCATTAGAAGTGGAATATGATAACGATGTTCTTTTTGAAGCAAGATTAAAACTTACTACATTTGAACTTGTCGATATTGTGGGTTTACCAAACGTAGTTGGTGGTGTATTATTAATTGGTGCCTTAGATGCATTAACTATTAATGCATAAGTTGCATTTGGTTGTAATTTATAACTTTTTTTACTAGCAGTACTTGTATCAATCTTGGAACCATTTTTTCTAAGAACATATTCAAAATTCCATTCTCGTGCAATCTGATCATTCTTTGGTTCTATGCTAAAATTACCAGGACCGAATGATATTAAAGTATCATTGGGTACTGGTGCAGTTTGACCATCAAAGTTATATTTTATCAAATCAGCAACTTGACCAGAATCTGGAAATATTTCTATCTTATACTCATTTCTTACTGCCTGTTCTTCCGCAGGTATTACCTCTGGTGTTTCCCACAATGAAGTATCCCATTGAATAGAAAATGTAGAAGGGCCACTATCTGATTGTTTTATTGTACTGATAACTCGTCCATTTTTATACAATGAAACTGTTGGTTCCATTGGGATAATCGACTGAACATTATTATTAGTTTTTATGGTGTATATATCGGGGTGTGTTTTATTACCTTCTTTTAATTCAAACTTATGACCTCTAGCGGGAATATTTTTTGTTTGTATTGGTAGTACTGACCGTACATCTTCTACATTATCAAAATAAAATGCACCACGATTTGGACTCTTGGAAATAACAACTGTTATCAATTTATATGATAATTGTTTTACAACATTATCTGGTTGAACATCATTTAATAGTGTATTTAACTGATTAGTGTTTAAATTCCTAAATTCTGGCCCATTACCAAATCCAGCGTTAACATTTATATTAAAATTAGGATTTTCTCTTTTAATGGTTTCCGTTATGGTATTTAAATCAATACCAAAATCAGGTAAACCAATTGGAGAACCAAGACCTAATGTAGTAACACCCGCTCCAGCTAAATTTGCAACAGGATTAAAAGTACCAGAGAATGCAGAAAAATCTAACCAAGTTTGAGATGGTTCTATCCAATTCCACCCATTACGAATTTCTCCGTTGAACTTACCTGGGGTTGTTGGTTTTGTTTTTGGGTCTAATGCCATTTTTTATATTCCTATTTTTCTTGTCTAGGTTTAACAGTTCTTTTAATTGTTATACCAGCACCAGATACATTAGATGCTGCTACTGCATTGAATGTTTCCATCTCTTCATTTGAACGACCACCACTTTTAACGGGTACATTATTTTGAACACCTGCTACTGATGTTCCTGGAGTTCTACCACCAACTTGTGATAAATCACCAGTTCCACCAACTAATCGTTCTTTAGCGTTCATAATTCTATCATTGGTTTGTGTATTTGCTATTTGAGCAACTCCATTAATATTTTCCATTCTCACTTCATCATCAAATCCAATTCCACGAACATTTATATCTCGTTGGTCTGTAAAGATGTTAGGTGATTTTGTAGTATTCTTTTCTCTATCACCAAGTGGTATTACATATGTTATATCATCTTTGATTAATATTGAAGTATCATATTCAAGAGTTGGGAAAACTTCAAATGGTCTATCATCCTTTGGTGGTGCATAGATACATACTCCTTCCAATCCAAAGTTTAATGCAGCAGGGTCATTACACACTACTGGTTTTGGTGGAGGTGGCGGAGGTGGGTCTGATATTACATTATCTACAAACTCTTCTACTTTAGGTTCATAAACACATAATGATGAATCATTAATATCTGCATTTGGATTGTAGTTTAATGCATTGGGGTCTTTACAGCCAATAACTTTAGCAGATACTGAATCTGGTATAGTTGATTTGTATTGTGAATTACTTGTTACAGTTTTTAGAATCTCACCAACCTTATCTAATGTTTCCTGTTGTTCTATGGTTAATGAAGTTTCTTCTTGTATATTTCTTTTTGGTAAATAATACTCAATACAATTACCAGCGATTGTAGTAATGGTATCCATTATTTCATTTGAACCGAAACATAGTTGAGGTGTGGTTTGTAAAGGTTGTCCATATCTATTTGATAAGATATTATATTCTCTATTACCTTTATAATGATTAACTGCCTGAACAAATTTATCTTTAACGTTTTGTAAAAAGATTTCAAAGTTAGTTATTTTGAATTCTTCTTTAATTAAGTTAATATAATTTTGTCCAGATGATACACTTCCTTTTAAGGTTAACATTGATTCTAACGTTTTCTGAACATCAAATTGTTCTACAAACTCGTCCATCAATGGAAATACATCTGCAGCAAAAGTTTTTCCTTGAACCAAGCATTCGTATCTTGCTTCTAAATCTGAATTTACCTTTCCATCTGAATCGATTGTTGGTAAAATTCTAATCTCAGTTCTTGATGGAGAAATCTCATGTATCCATGTTGTATCATTTTCTCTACCGTCAGAACCCAATCTTCTATTTAACAAAGAAACTTGAGATTTGAAAATACCATTAGAGTATCCAGCTTCTTTAATCAACTTTTCGGTATCAATGAAGAATTCCTCAGCATTGTTGGATTTTATATTTTGTTTATTGATTTGAGATTTACCAAAATAAGTTTTTTCAGTATCATCATTATATTCAATATATCTTACAGTATTGCCTCCTGCAGATTCTTGCGGTAAGGGATTATCACTTGAATCATATAAGATAAATTCAATAGTATCACCTACGTTAATACCAAAGTAACCTTTGGAGATTTCTCTCTCAAAGATTTTTCTATCTTTGTCATTAACAAGGTAACCCTTATTATCTTCTATTTTTTTAAAGTTATCTATTGCCATTATAATTCACTTCCCACTACTGCTCGGGCATTACCACGCGCTGTCCATGTATCCTTACGTTTAACTTCTTTGAAATAATCCGCTTTAACACTAAAACTTTCCCCACTTGATGCGGAAATAGTAACATTACCACTTACAGTTGATTTTCTACTACCAGTACGTCCTAATGGACTCCATTTAAATGTTACATGACCAACTCCAGGTTTTTCATCTACTCTACCAGGTAAAGTTATTGAACCAGGTACTTGTAAAAATTTAGTTGCATCACCGGTCACACCAAGTGTAAATGTAACTGGTTCTTCATTAAAGTTAAATAAATTTAATCCAGTACCCTGTAATACATTTATTCTGTTATCATTTTCTGTTTTGATAAATAATTGTTTAGTTGTATCATTAAATTCACCTTGTGGAATTTTATACCCAACATTACCAACCTCATCAAATGAACCAGCTTGTCCATCAAGTGCAGATTCAGATGCTTGTCTTACATTCTGAGCTTCAATTTGTTGTTGTTGTACTTCAATTTGACCTTGTAGAGCCTTTATAATATTGTTTAAAGCTTGAATTTGATTTCTTAGTGATTCTTTTTGAGCAATTAAACCTTCTGTTTGGGCTTTAAGAGAAACACGTTCAATCCCCTCTTTAGTTGATTTAATTACTGCCTGTGAGAAATCTTGTAATAACGCAACATATTGTTCGTTAATTTGTTGAGATTGGTTTTCAGCAACAGTTTGCTGTAATTTAGCCGCATCAAGTTCTATTTGTAATGATTCGATTAGAGCACGCAATTCTGCAATAATAGATTCTAACTCTAAAACTTTAGCCTCCAATTCATTAATTTGAACACCACGTTCATCGTATAATCGTCTTAAATCATCATATAGTGGTTTAGGAACTACTGGTGGTTTAACTTTTTTAGGAGGACCAATAAGCTCATCAACAACAGTATCAACTGCCTTTACGAGTTCTTCTTCATTATATTTTGGCTTTTCAATTCTACCAGTTAATTCACCATCTCGTTCACCTTTAATATGTGGATATGGTGTATCAACTGTTTTTTTAGAACCAATGGTAAATGTATGATTACCCGTTACTTCGTCTTTGGAAACGATAGCACGAGAACCACTACTGATTAACTCACCTATTCTAAATTGATTATCTATTGCCATTTATTACTTTTCTATTGTAAAAGTTAAATCTTTATCTTCAAAGTATTCAACTACTCCATCTCTTTCAACTTTGATTTCTAAATAATAATCTCTTTGTGTTTCCCAATTTTTTAAATTAAGTTTAAAGAAGTTACCATTAGAATCACAACTTACTTTTGTGTAATCTGAAAAGGGAATAATCACCTCATCCGTAATTACATCTTTCACTTGATAATAAGTAGTTGACGGTAAGAATTTCACATCGTTGTAAGCATATAGATTAGTATATGTTTTAAGTGGATACTTCTCTCTACCGAACACTCTAATCTCAGGTGAACTACCAACCTTATATCTTGTTTTTAATCTCTTAAACGTTACGTGAATATCATCAGAGGTAAGTTCAGTAAGAGAACCGGTCTCAAAGGTAGAATCATCCCAACCAATTCTTAATTTAGGTTGATAGATTGTATTAGTTTCTTTACCAAAGAATTTTAGTTGTCCATAATCTTCAGTATCATTTTCTAAATTAGAATCGTGTTTGATAATCCAACCATTGTTTGGTAGTGAACCATCTAACCAAGATTGTAGTGGAGTGATAACATCCATAACTACATCTGAAGTTTCATATGAGAATGATTGAGTTGCAACTGATGAAGTGTACCACGTACCACCTTTACCATTAAAGGAACCAGTTACACCACTTTCATATATACCTTCTAACCAATCAGTTCCTGTGGTTTTTGTATTCCAAGTTACACCATCGGTAGAAATCTCATCGAAACGAGTTCCGATTCCCATATCCCAATCTTGATAAATTGGATGTGCGAATATTGTATAATCAACAGGTATTTCAGAAGATTCACATTCTCTTAAAATTAACTCCGCCGAACTCATAGTTACCTCACCACTTACAAGTGATGATGATAATGAATTGGTATCAAACTTAATTAATGAATGTGCAATATCTTTTAAGTTTCCATAATAAGTTTTGGAAACTTCTAATATCTCATCTAACCCAGTATTCTGACTAGGTTGTTGTAAGTATATGGTTGCATCTTTTGATGCTGTTAAAAATTGATACATTAAACAACCCTCCCTTTTATATCTTTATTTGGATACTTCACTTCAAACACCGAAGGGTCTAATGAAGGATATACCATTTTATTTTTAGTTGCAGCTTCAATATTATAAGATATATTTGAATAACTACCTTTGCAATTATTTACAACTACACACTTAGGTACAGATTGAACCCCCTCAACTCCTGCAATAATTAATTCTAATTCGGAAAGGTTTATTGGCATATTGAACGTCCAATTATCAATGTTAAAGTAATTTTGTACTTCAGATATACACTTAACAAGAACTTCTCGTTTATTATACCCACCATATACACGAATTTCAAAATCAACACCAATATTGATAATAAATCCATTTAATAAATTTACACCATCAGTTAACAATCGATATTCACCTAAGTAAGTTTTTAGGTTTTCTTTAATCGCTTGATTAAGTGTAGATAATTTTTTAGTAGAATCATACCCAAGAACATATAAGTTAATTGCAAATGGATTATTCTTCTCTTTAGAATCAGATTGTTTTCCTGATAAGAATGTATTTACTTGATTCTGTATTTCTTTTTCAGTTATACCTTCTTTTTCTTTTAATGATAATACTAACTCAGTAAATTGTTGTAAAGAGTTTGGGTCTGTTAGAATCGATGAAGGTGAATTATTATCCAACTCCCCATCGGGTGCACAATATACTTTTGCAATACCACCATATTTTGCCGGTAATGATAATGCTCGTACCTGATAATCCTTACGAGTTACAGCTCTGTTTTGTGAACCAAAGTTAGCCAAAGAGTTTTCTCTAATTTCATCAATCGTTTCCGCACCTCTACCGCCCGTTGCTGGTTCTTCGTTTTCAACTGCAATTGATGATTTGTATGAGTTATATACTGATAATTCATCCGCATCAAAAATAGTAGTATCTTCGTCATATTCTATACTATCTATCGTTGTTAATTCACCCGCACTTACATTTGATTCAACACCACCGCCAACTAAATATCTAACTGTTAATGTTGTATTTGCTGGTGTCTGACCATATGATTTGGTTTTTAAAAAATTAGAAGGGTCGAATGATGCTCCAAGATTATCAATAGATGAATTCAATCCTAATCCAACATTTTTAAAATTAGGTATTAATGTTTCATCTGATGTAGTAGAGTTACCTCCACCAAATACTAATGATGTAGTATTATCTTCATTTACTTGAACCGTAAATCTTCTTGATGTTTTTGTTAATTTTAAAATACTTGGAACCGAATCTTTAAATTGTGCTAAATCTTTATCATATTGTTCTGTATTGGCATAATCAACATAAACCATTTCTTGTGCAAGATATGGTACTTCATACCATTTGTTACCACTTGTGTCGCGAACATCGTAAATTTGAATTACATTGTTATCTCCAATTTCTATTTTAGAAAACTGTTCAGCACTTGTAAATGTTTTTGTAACACTTCTTAATTCTGCAGAAATAGCATTTACATATTTCTTAATAAGATAATTTGCAGGGTATCCTTGACTATCACGATTATATATGGTTACTTCTCTATCAGTATCATCTGAAAAGTCTACCAATTCAGTTGTTCTAAATGAAACTCCCGTATTGGAAACTACACTCATTCCTTCTTTAATTCTTAATAGATAATCAGTATTGGGTTCTGGATTTGTTTGTGCATTTAATACACCAACTCTTTGATAAATTGCTAATTTAACAACTGCAGGTGAAGTTACTTTTGGTTTATATCCTAAATATTGTGATAAAGCCATTACGTTAGCTTTATCTTCTGCAGTTGTCATTAATGATTCTTTTAAAGTATCATCAATATAATATCCAAGAACATCACCAAGATATGATGCCATTTCTATGAACATCATACCAGGTGAAGATTCGTTAAAATCAGTATAGGTTTGTGGAAAATATGTTTTAGAGTATTCAATTAGATTTTGTCTGAATTGTCCAAAATCTTTATTAAGATACTTTATATCCCTACCTTTATTTTTTTTATTTGTACTATTAAGTGCCATATTGTATTATCCCTGTACTGTAAAGGTTATTTCTTGTGTTTCTATATCATTACCAACTGTGAATTGTATGCTAACATTTGCTGTATGTCTATCTTTCATTTCATCACTCATATCAACTTCAATTGATTCTATGGTAATATATGGTAACCAAAAATTTACAGATTGAGTTATCATTTCTTGTAACCTACTCTCATACGTATCATCAAATGGTTCGAATAATAGTTCATGTAACCCAGTACCAAACTCAGGTTGCATTACTCGTTCACCACGAGCAGTTAACATTAAATTTCTAAGATTACTCTTAGCAGCATCATAGGAAGTAAAAGTTTGTTCAAACATAACCGCACCACGTTTGGTAGGAGATGCAATTCCATATGCAAAAGAATCAAAATCCGATTCAGTATCCTTTACAACTTTTCTACCAATTACGTAAGCCACTTATACTCTCCTATCTCTTGAACTTTTTAACAAGTTCGGAATTATCTCTATTCAATACTCTATCTAAAGCTGCTAACCCAGTTGATACACCTAATCCTTTTTTAGGTGCACCTTGTGAACTTACATCACCATATCCCATTTTATGAGCCATCTGTGCCCTTAGAGCATCAGTTCCACCTGCACCAAATGATGAACCCATATTAATTGTTTGGTCAATATCTGGTTCGGCATCCATGTAAGATGGTATGTGTGTATTTTCTTGAATTTGTTGTTGTGGTAATCTATCTAATACCGATGCACCACCACTACCAACTTGTCCACCACTTCTTTGTGCTGAACTAAATGGTTGTGTTTGATTCAGTATATCATTAAGAACTGGGTTCTTAGTGAATTTTCTTTGTTCTTGAACTTGTGTTCTTTCTTGTTGTAGAACTTGATTAGCTG